ATCAAATCAATGGGCTTATAAGGAGGGATAACGCTTGTTAAAAGTAAATGAATTCGAAAGAGATGCAGAGTACCGACAACATCGAGATAAGATATACAGACGTGACGCAGTAGAAACATATCGTTACGACGGTACATTAACCGAGATACTAGGTGATTATGATTTCATTAGTGAATGTATTAGTCATCATTTAGAGGCGCAAGTTCCTAGATTACAAATGCTTGATGATTACTATCAAGGACTTAACTACAATATCATGCGTAATCGTAGACGTAGAGAAAGACATTTAGCAGATAATCGTGCAGCACATGACTTCGCATCATACATCGCAGACTTTATCAATGGTTATTGTTTTGGCCATGCGATACAAGTACAAACAGAAGATGAAGATGCACAAGAGAAGATTAACGGGTTACATAACCTAAATGACATCGACACACACAACCGTTCAATCGGGCTTGACTTATCTATCTTTGGGCGTGCTTACGAATATATTATTCGTAATGAAGATGATGAAGTGAGATTGTATAAATCTGATCCACGTCATACATTTGTGATTTATGATAATACGATTGAACAGAATAGTTTGATTGCAGTGAGATACTGGCAAACGTCAACAAGAGAATATGATGACACAGATATTTACAATGTAGATATCATTACACCTAATGCGACTAATTTCTTTTATGCTAATAAATCTACTAACCTATCGCTGCAAGAACGCAGACCACCAGAGCCACATTCGTTTGGTAAGGTAACAATCACAGAATTTAGTAATAATGAAAAGCGTCGTGGGGACTTTGAGAAAGTTATTCCACTTATTGACTTATATGACAACGCACAATCAGACACAGCTAACTACATGAATGATTTAAACGACGCAATGTTACTTATTCTCGGCAATGTTGAACTCGATAGTAATACAGCACAGTTACAAAAAGATGCAAATGTATTCCACTTAGCACCTCCAGAGTACACAAATATGGACGAGAGAACGACTGAGGGTAATGTAGATGCTAGATATATCTACAAAGAATACGATGTAAATGGTGTTGAGTCTTATAAAGATAGAATTAGTCGTAACATTCATATGTTCACTAATACGCCAGATATGACTGATGAAAACTTTGGTGGTAATCAGTCAGGTGAAGCTATGAAATATAAGTTATTCGGACTAGAGCAACGTACTGCAATTAAAGAAGGTTTATTCCGAAAAGGTTTGCGTAGACGTTATAAGTTAATCGGTCAAATCATGAGTATCAATCGTGAATTAGATAAAGATGCTATTCAAGATTTAACATTTACATTCACTCGTAACATTCCTAAATCGATTAAAGATGAAATGGATATGTACTTACAAGCTGGTGGTCAAGTCAGTCAGCAAACGTTGATGTCAATTGTGTCGTTCATTGATAACCCTCAACAAGAAATGGAACGTATCGAGAATGAAGAAGATGCTCAATTACAAAAATCAGATGAACGAATGTACAACTTAGAGGGTATGGATAATCAAACCAATATTAAGGAGTGATAGTCCATGACCTACTGGGAAGATAGAGCAAAGGAAATTATTGATGAAGAAAGCAAATCAGATTATGAGATTGTTCAAGAGATACAACGTATTGTTGATGAGATGAATGAAGATATTGAAGATGAGATCAATCGTTTCTATGCAAGATATGCAATTAAAGAAGGTATTTCATTTATTGAGGCTAAGAAGAAGATTGATGCAGTAGATGTTCAAATGTTCCAACAGAAAGCGAAACAGTATGTTGAGACTAAAGATTTTAGTGATAAAGCAAACGCAGAACTAAGAGCCTACAATACTAAGATGTATGTTAGTCGTGAAAAGTTACTTCAAGCACAATTAGGACTAATCGTGACTTATGCTTATGCACAAATAGAACAATCTATGTATAACTACATGGAGAGCGCTTATTATCGTGCATTAGAGCAACAAGCAGGTATCTTAGGAGAAACGCTCCAAGTGTCTATTAATGATGTTAAAACAATCATATTCACACCATTTGAAGGACATAAATGGAGTACAAGACTTTGGTCAGATATGGACGTGGTAAGACGACACGTACAAAAGACCACACGTCATGTATTACTACGTGGTAGACACCCTTATGAGTTTGTGAAAGACTTACGCAAAGATACAGGAGCAACGACATACAACATGAAACGTCTATTACTTACAGAAACTGCAAGAGTTCAAACGTTAGCGTCTAAACGTCATATGTTAGAAGAACACGGTGCAGAAGCTGAATATCAATTTGTAGCAAAAATAGATAGTAAGACTACGAAAACATGTAGAAGTTTGAATAACGAAACATTCAAAGTAAAAGACATGGTTCCGGGAGTAAATGCTCCACCTATGCACCCGTTTTGTCGTAGTGCAGTTGTACCATATGTAGGCAACTGGTGTGATAAGTTCTTCGAAGAACGTAAAGGTAAATATAATCTAAGTAAATTCACGGAGTGATGAAATGGACTATTCAAAAAGACTAGATGACGTTATGGATGAATACTTACAAGTGTTTGCAAAAGATCCGAATGATATTTTAACTGACGATATGACAGATTACGACAAGATTAAAAAGTTAGAACAAGCCATACAATCAGGTGCTTCTGATGAATGAATTTCAAACAGCACTTATTGATGTGTTAAAAGGTATTTATTATGAATTAAAGCGTCTGAACGATACAAATCCTAGTAACCAAGCACAAGCGAAACCTAAGCAAGATAAAAAGAAATCGTTTGAACCAAAGAATTTTATTTAAACTCTGACCTAAGTAAGTCATTAAACTGCTAATAACATAATCAACTGGATTAATACAATGTAATAAACATAAATATCAGCACACTTTATTGGGCTTAATTGCACTATAATGGGTGCTTTTTTTATGCGTAAAATCATTCGTGTTAAGACTGTTTGGAAGGACGATATAAATGAATGAAATTAAACGATTAAAGCTAAATTTACAGCATTTTTCTGATGATAATCCAAAAGATCCTGAAGGAAAAGATAAACAAAGCGGAGATAACCAAGGTGATGATGACAAAAAAGTTTTTGAATTAACTCAAAGTGAGTTAGATAGTCAAAAACATAAAGCTGTAAATAAAGCATTAGCAAATCAAGAGAAAAAATTTGAACAACGCTTAAAAGAAGCAGTTGAAAATGCACGTTCTGAAGGTGAAAGCTATGCCAAATTAACTCAAAAAGAAAGAGAAGAAAAAGAATTATCAGAACGTGAAAAGGCAATTGCTGAACGTGAAAAAGCACAAGCACTTAGAGAGTTAGAAGCTGACGTTATTGCTGATTTAAAAGAACAGAAGTTACCTACTTCTTTTGCTAAAGCGCTTATCAAAATTGAAGATAATGAAGAGATTAAATCAACTATTAATGAAATCAAATCAGATTTTGATGCAGCTGTAAAAGAAGGGATTAAAGAAGTTACTCGTCAATCTACACCGAACAATCAAAGTAGTAGTTTTTCACGAAACCAAAGTAGAAAAGAAAAAGGTTTAGGCAGTATCGCCGATGAAGTAAGAATTATTCAATAAACGGAGGAATTAAATAATGAATGAAACTAACAAATTAAAGTTAAATTTACAACATTTTGCTAATAACGATGTTACACCACAAGAATTTAATCCAGATAACGTTATGATGCATGAACATACAGAAGGTGAATTATTAAATAACTTCACTAAACCAATCTTACGTGACGTTATGGAAACTTCTAAAATTATGAGATTAGGTAAATTCCAAGAAATGAATGGAACAGAAAAAGAGTTTGTTTTTTGGGCGGATAAACCGGGCGCTTACTGGGTAGGTGAAGGTCAAAAAATTGAAACATCTAAGGCTACATGGGTTAAAGCTAACATGAGAGCATACAAATTAGGTGTTATCTTACCTGTTACTAAAGAATTTTTAGATTATACTTATTCAGATTTCTTCGAAGCTATGAAACCTATGATTGCAGAAGCATTTGCTCGCAAATTTGACGAAGCTGGAATTTTAAATGTGGGTAATAACCCATTTGGAAAATCAATTGAACAATCAATTCAAGCTACTGGAAAAGTAATTAACGCTGAATACAATGAAGATAATTTATTGGATTTAGAGGCATTAGTTGAAAATGATGATTACGATCCAAATGCATTCATTTCTAAACGTCAAAACAGACGTGAATTAAGTCGTATTGTAGATAGTGTATCTGATCAACGTTTATTTGAAAAAGGTAAAGGTAGAGATGGAATTGACCAATTAGACGGTTTACCAGTATTAAACTTAAAGTCACCAGATTTCAAAGAAAATATTATTTATACAGGCGACTTTAACCAATTATTCTACGGTATTCCACAACGTATCGAATATAAAATTTCTGATAACGCTCAATTATCAACTATTACAAACAAAGATGGTTCACCAGTTAACTTATATGAACAAGATATGTTTGCATTACGTGCAACAATGCATGTAGCTGTTCACATTGCAGATGACAATGCATTTGCAAAATTTGAAGGTATTCCTACTAACCCTGAAACAGCTACACCACAACCTGAAACTGTCTAATTAATCTAAGGAGGTCTGACACATGGCTTATTCATACGAAGTAGTACGACCATTTGTCGATGCGGAGGATAACAAGCCTTATGAAGTTGGTGACATCTATCCTACTGACATTACAGATGAGCGTATTACTCAATTACTACATGCTGATAACAGATACAATAAACAATATATTAAGTTAGTTATAGATAGTAAGAATACAAAAGCAGAATTAATTGAAATTGCACATAAACATGGTATTGAAGTATCTGAAAGTGATACGAAAGCAGACATCTTAGATACATTGGAGGGATAACATGGCAACATTAGATAATGTTAAGCTATTACTCTCAATTAATGACAATGTCCAAGATGAACTACTAAAAAGAATAATCGATAACACTGAAAAGCGTTTGATTAGCTTACTTCCCGTTGACATTGAAGAAGTTCCAGATAGATTGGAATACATTGTCGAAGAAGTAGCAGTCAAGCGCTTTAATCGTGTTGGCGCTGAAGGTATGACAACAGAAAGTGTGGATGGACGTTCTAATACGTTTCAAGCAAACGACTTTGACGAATATATGGATGTAATAGATCAATACACGCCACGAACAACAGGTAAACGTGGGGTAGGTATTTTCTATTGAGATATAACAAGAGAGTCGTGTTTGCTAAAGAAACGAAAGGAAAGTACAACCCTAAAACAAGCAGAACTGAAACATACGAAAAGCGCTACGATGCAATACCATGTAATATCAGTCCATTAAGTCCACAAAAAACAGTGGTGCAATACGGAGACATCAACAAAGACATCAATGTCATACGTTTAAACGGTCGTTTTGAGCCTACTGTGACGCATGCTTATATTAACGATACTAAGTATCAGATTACAAAACGAATTGACTATGAACACGATACAGTGTTCTACATCGAGGAGGTTAAGTAATGCCTAGCGGAGATTTAGACGACTTAATCAAAGAGTTTGACCGAATGGATAATGATATTGACGATGATGTAGATGAAGTGCTGCAAAATAATGCGATTGATTTTACTGGTGATACAGTCAAAAAAGCCAAAGAAGTAATGAATAAAGGATATTGGACTGGTAACTTAGCTAGAGAAATAGAAGATAGTAAAGTAGGTAAACTCAAATACGCTATCACTTCAAAAGCTGGGTATAGCGGTTTTCTTGAATATGGGACTCGTTATATGGAACCAGAAACGTTTATGTTTCCAGTGTATGAACAATACACTAAGCAAGTCAGAGCAGACCTCGAAAGATTAATAGAAGATTAGGAGGTATGCGATGAAACAATCAGTCAATTTGCAATTGTTCAATTATCTTTATACAAGGTTTGAAGAACTTGGCGTGCCTATCATTCGCACAAGCGAACTCAATCAAGAATTACCTTATCCTTTTATCGCCATTCAATCTATTAGAGATGATATACACCGTTTAACTTTTGACACTTACAGTGGTAGTCCTACTGCAATTATCCATATTTGGTGTACAGAAGAAGATAAAGGTAAGAATGATGAGTTATACATTCAAGTACAATCTATCCTACTAGATGAGATACAACTAGACGGATATACATTGACACTGCCACGAATTAGTGTGAATGAAAGTACAGAACAAGAAACTAATCAAACGTTGTCACACACAACTATAAGTGTAGAGTACGCAAGTCATTAAATTGGCTTGCTTTTTTTAATACAAAAATTTAGGAGGTATTCAAAATATGCCAACAAAACAAGGTACTGATGAATTAGTATTAATTCGTAAAGTCGGCGATAGAAAAGACGCTAACAAAGTAATGTTAGTTACTGAGTTAGAGCGTGAAACTGAAAAAGATAGAGATACAGAAGCTACATTTGATGGCTCAGTTAACTCTGGAGGTACATTAGAATCTACTGTAACGATTAATTGCTACATGGACCAAAAAGACACTTTATGCGATGAAATCGAAGACGCAACAGAAGATGATACACCATACGAGTTATGGGTAA